GTGGCTCCGCCGAAGGTGAGCGTTGTGCCATTTGCCGTGGCGCTCGAAACGGTCAGAGTCCCTGTGACGGTTCCGCGTGGTGCCGTGTTGGCGTAGTCTTGGAAATAGAACGTGCCGCGCTGCGCCGCGAGAAGGAACGCGATGATGGTCTCAGCATCCGCCCGCTTCATCGGCGGACAATCGACCGAGCCGAGCCACGCTTGACCCGGCCAGTTGTATTGCTGCGTCTGCAACGTGAACGGCGACGTGTTGCGCGAGGTCGCCGAGACCCCCGTGAGCGAGAGCCGCGAGAGGTTAAACGGGCTCGGCGGTGTGAGTGGGTAAGAGATTGCCATGACGTTTTAAGCGAACGCTGCACGGTATCCGCCGCCGCGTCGAACCATGTCTGGGATCTCCGCCTTGAGCCGGCGTCGTTCTTGGTCGAGGATCGGCACGAGCTCGGCGCGCGAGACGCCGGCTGCGATGTTGTAATTGACGGTGACGCCGCCGCTGCCAGAGCCGCCTCCGCCCATCTTGTTATTCGGCACGATGGTGCCGCTAGCATGCGGAACGAATAGCTCTGGGCCTTTTTCGCCGACGACGTAGGGTGAGCCGCTGTTGACAAGTCCGCCCATTGCGCGTCCCGGTAATGGTGGCTCGGGAATGAATTTTGCAATATGTGACGCAGCCTCGCCCATCTTGTTATTCGGCACGATGGTGCCAGATGCGTGCGGAACGAATAGCTCTGGGCCTTGCTCGCCGACGACGTAGGGCGAGCCGCTGTTGACGGGTCCGCCCATTGCCTTAAACGGAATCCTTAATGCGGCAGAAATTCCTTCTGCGAGTGGGTTAGTAATTGTTTTCTGAAACACCAGCCGGAGCAAATCGCGACCGAGCGAGCGGACGACTTCGCCGAGCTTCTCGCCGCTCAAGATCGCGTCCTCGAAGCCTTGGGCGATCATGTCGCCGGCGCTTAAAAAGATCGCGTCGTTTTCCGCCAAAATTTTGTTCAGCTTTAAGTTTACCTCAGTCTGCTCTTTGATGAGCTTCAGCTTTCTTTCCTCAATCACTCCAATCGCTTCGCCATTCACGCGTGCTTTGATCATCTCGTTGTCGATCTGAATCATCTGCTGAATTTGAATTCCTCGCAGTTCATTAAGTGCCCTCAGGTTATCCGGCCTTGAGGTTTCAGCGATTTCTCCCTTGGGCTTGCTCTTATTCAGCTCCGCTTTTGCGTCCGCAAGTTGCTTGGATAAATCCAGACCGATCTGCCGTTCGGCGTTGTAGGCTTTTGCTAGTTCCACTTCCAGCTTTGCTCGGTCAAGCGGTTTGCTTTCGTCGACTGCCGCCATCGCCTTCTCGAGCTTTTGAATGTCTGTGGTCACTTCATCAAAAGCAGCGCCGGCCGATTGACCGATTCTGTCGAAATCTTTTCCAAGTGATTGGACGGTTTCGCCGAGTGATTTGATTTCTTTTGCCGACTGTTCTTTTCTGAATTCTCCCAGTTTTTTTTTCAAATCCGTATCGTCTAAGAGTCCTGCCATTTCACCAAGTGCAAATCCCGCGCGTGTAAGTGCCGCCGGTATCTGCACGATGAAATTCAATACGCTTTCAATCACGTGTTGAAACCGCATTGCGCCGAGGATTTGCTCGTCACTCATTCCCATTTCATCGCTCGCCGTAACGACCTGATCAATTTTGCCCTTGAGCATCGTCATCGTCGCGACGACTGCACTTCCGCCCAAAAGGTTTTTGCCAAGTTTTGCGATCGTGGCGGTGCTTTTTTCTAGCCGCGAAAGACTGTTCTGCACGCCCGCAAACGCAGCCTTCGTGGCATCGACCGCCCGCAGTGTAAATGTTGCTTCAGCCATGTTGTTTGAGTTTCCGGTTTTGGTGTTCGATGTAAGCCAGCCAGCCGTTCAGTTCCTCGGCCGGCATCGCGAGCACTTCGTGGGCAAATTTGTGCAGCCGATCCGCGAGCGCGTAAACGGCGAGGAAGTCGGCTGCCTCCCCGCCGTAGATCAGTTTTTTAGGTCATCCACCTTCGGCGCATCGTCCGCGAGAATGGCGTTTGCAACGCGTCCCACGACGTTGCTGTCGGCCTTGTTCAGCAGCGTCGGCTTGTGCTCGATCGTGAACAGCTTCGCGCCGTGCTCGTCGCAGGCCTTCATGATTAGGATGTCAACGAGCAGCTCCATGTCGTTCTCCTTGCTGCGCCGGTAAAGCCGGTTCTTTTCCGAGAGCGTTACCGGCGATGCGTGAACGACGAGCTTCCACTCTGGCACGTCGATTTTTCGCGTGCCGAGTGAGGCGAAATGTTCCCTGACCAGTTCGATTGCGTCCATGTGTGTGTTGTGTGTTTTTCCTGCGAGATTATGCGGTCAGCGTGCTGAGGGGTCCGTTGCCCTCGAAGGCGATTGAGCCCTCGATGATGCCGTCAAACGCAGCGGTGACGTTGAACTGGGTTACGATGGCCGCGCCGGAGTAGTAAACGTCGCCGACCGATGCGCCCTCTGGGTAAAGGTTGAGCGTGACCAAGCTGCCGATGGTGATCAGGAGCTGGCCGGCGTCGCCCTCGTCCCAGTAAAGGTCACCCGAGACCGAGAAGGTTTTCATTGATGCGAGCCGGGTGCGGTAAGTGTCGCCGAGGACTGAATCTTCGACGGTGTCGGACGAATGGGTGAGAGCGTAGTTCCGCAACTCGCCGATGGTGGTGCTGGATATTTTGATTAGGCCTTCGCGGCCGAGTTTGGTTGCCATAAAATTAGTTTAGTCGGTTGAAAAATAGATGCAGTTGAAAGTGTGCCGAGCCGAGCCGAAGCGCCGGTCCTCATCTGGCTCGATCACATAATCGACTGCCGTCAAATGCGTATCCTGACACACGCCTCCCAGCGTCACGTCAGCGAGCACCGCCGCTTCAACTGCCGCCGATCCCGTGTCGAAAAGGTCGTCGATCAGATACGTGCCGCTTTCCGCGATAAAGTAATCCACGACTAACTGGAGCTGCCGGTATTGCGTGCGGTTGCTAGGTCCAAGCGTGCGGACCTCGATCTGCTCGCTGACCGCGTAAACGGCCGCAGACGGGAAGCTGACGCTGGCGATGGTGTTGTTGCGCCCGCGCAGGATGTTCGCCGTTGGCACGACGAGAGCGCCCGTAAGCGCGTTGGCGGTAGCGTTGCGGATGTTTGTTCGGGTGCTCATGCTTCTTTTGGTATCACCATCCCGCCCTTTACTTTTGCGAATCCAAGGTTGACGGCGCGGTTGGCAATCAATGCGCGAACTTTTGAGAGCGTGACCTTGTAGCGAATTTTCAAAGCCGAATCGACCACGCGCTGGAGGTCTGGAATCTTGTTGCCGGTCGTTCGTGCGCTCACGAAAGGATTCTGCCCGAACTGCACTTGAGCGGTTCCGGCCTTTGCCATGTGCCGACGAATCCACGATGGCACACGCACGCCGCACGCCATCGCAGCAGCGGCAAATCCAGCTTTCGCGAGACCGACCTTTTTCTGAACGTGTTTCAGATAAGCGTCCGCCGCCTGATTTGAAATCCACATTTGGTCCTGCACTTGCCAGCGACCAATCAAGCTGCGGCTGACCTGCTTTGGTCGTCCGCGCTCGTTTCTGTTCGCGTAGTGAAACGCTCGCATCTGCGCGATGGATGCGCCCGGTTGCCAGAACTTGCGAAAGATGCGGATATTCTTCGAGTTTTCCCAGCCGAGGTTTACGCCCATGGTTTCATGCTGACCGTCGCGTGGCGGAACTTCGGTTGAGTTTCCGATCTTTTGAAAAAGACCGATGCTTTTTTCTTTCGCCAGTTGCCGCCCGCCGAATAGGTCGCCCAAAATTGCGTTCTCGCCTTGCTCCTTCGCGTTCGTGCTGAGTCCGCCTGCTTTGGTTTTCGTGATCGTCCCGCCGGTCACGATTGGGATCTGAGTCTGAGAGCCTTTGGCCAGTTTGTCGCCAGTCGGCGGCGTGATCAGCATGATCGTGCGGGCGACGTAAGCGCCCTCCTGCTTGATGACCAAGCCGAGATCGACCTTCGCCGCGTCGGCGAGTCGCGCGAGCGCGTATTCGAGCTTCTTGGTGTCTGAGAAGATCGAAATCATATCACCTTCGAGACGCCGATTTCACATCCCGCGCCCTCGGCGTCGAGCGTCACGCGCTCGATGTAGTAAGTAATGCCAGCCCGCGAAAGAGTCTGCGTAACTTGCGGCACGGCGCTGACGCTAGAAGTGAGCAAAAAGACGGTGAACTTTGACTCGTTTCGGCGTTGGTCCTCGAAGTCAGCAAACGCGTTGCTCGCCGCTGACCAGATGCCGGTCACCGCGACGCTCTGATACGTAAACGAAATGCCCGCCTGTGCAAGTATCGCCGAGAAATCGGAGTTGATCTGGGCAGGGTCGAAGTCTCGGACGGCGGCCATACAATTACGGGAAACGTCAAACTCGCCCGAAGTGCAGCGCGTGCATCGCCGGCCGGTTTGCTTTGATCCACGGCTCAGCCTCGGCCATGCACTTTGCCGCGTCGTGG